CCATGTTAAATTCCTTTTATAAAATAATCTTTTTCGCAAGTAGCTCGATAATTACACCAGTCATGCTTCCATTCTGGTTGATATGGAAAATGCTCACCACTATCTAAATATTCTTGTACTTGTTTAAATTTCTCTAAAGTAGTCGAAATAATAGATTCATTACGTTCTGTTTCACAGATGATATATTGTTGATTATTTTTATTAATGTAGAAAATAATTCCTTCATTAATACCTGTCATCAACGAATACAAATTCCATTGAATCAGATGATCATGTCTAGGAAGATAGTCCGCAAACTTAGGATTCTTCGGTTCGGCCATACTCTTCAGTTCTAAAAGAATCTCTTTACCGTCAGACGGACGCTTAATAATTGCATCATAGAATCCCCTGATAGGTGGATCATCATAAGTAATTTCTTGTTCAGATGATACCATTAATCCTGTTTCTATCAATTTCTTCTCTATGAATTCATGAAATACTGTACCAATGCCCATACGACGAAGATTCTGCGAAGCTATGGGATCTTGATCATATCCTAACATATAGTAATACAGTGCTCGTGGGCATAGATGAGCTTGTGAAGGACTAAAATTAGTTCGTTTATATGATGCTCGTTGTTGAGTTAAATCATATGCATCAAATGCTGATTCTATCCAATGTTTTTCTCGTTCTTGTAATATTTGACTAAGCTTAGGCATTTATTTGCTCCTGCGCGTATTTTAATAAATTATCAACAAATTCGGCTTTAAAAGACGATTTAACAATCTTTAGCGGATACCTCCATATCTCAATATTATAATTAGTTCGAATATGTGCATCCCGATATTCGTCTCTACGTGTCATATGATATGGGCCATCAATCTCTAACGCTAACATCAAATCAGGAATGTATATATCTACGACATATGGCTCAAAGTCTTGTTCTAAGATACTACCAAAGCCAGCTTCTTTAACCCAAGAAGCCATTAAGAACTGCGTTGGAGTATCTTTCTTTTGTGGTTCAGATTTCAATTACAACTCTTTTGTTTCATAACTAATTCCATTACTTATCAATTCTCTTCATGGTTGGATTATTAGTGTCCCAATTGGACGTATTAGCCCCACCAGAACGGTCAGTGACACGTGTAGTGCTCAGTAGCTTTTCTGCCAGTAATGCAACATCACCCGGATCTTCTGCATGTAGTAATGTATTGTCATTAGCTGGTAATTCTTCCTGCCCAATAGCACGGTCTGGTTCATCTATAAAGTTTGGAACTTCCATTATCTCTGTTTTAATCTTACGCTTACGAGGCTTCCTAGCAGGTTTTTTAAGACCTTCACTAATCTCTGCAGTCATTTCCGCATATATAGCCCTAGCATCGTCACGTAGACGATTAGAAAATTTCTCTGCTATTTCAGCAGCCAAATCTTCATCTATATGATAAACACCCTCAAGCATGCTACCAAAACTGCGAAGAATACTATCTAAATCACCAGCTAATGTACCTACTGAAGATTGTGTAGCCATTACGCTATACTCCTTATCTCTTTTTCAATCAATGTTCGTAATTCATCATTATCTTTCATCAATTGTAAGAACTTTTCTTTACCCAATGCTTTATATAAAATTTCACCAGTTTCTTTATCAGGGTAAGCATATTGAGGCCCATTTCTAACAATGATTCCTAAATCTGAAGCCACCATAAACGCTTCATAAATGGGGTCAGGTAAACCCGTATAGTAAAAAGGCACACTAGAAGTCAATAAAGGTGTATGAGTCTTATTTTTCTCCGCCTTCATTTCTATAAAGAACCCTTGAGGATTCTTTTGATCTCCTATTGTCTCACCCTTTTTCACACGTACCATAATACGAGAGAAAAACTCTTGTCCTTTACCACCTGGGAGAGCATCACGAGTAATATAACCACCTATACCCGCCCTAATCTGATTAATCAATATCACAGCAGTTTTTTCATTAGAGGGACCCAACTTTCGAAATAACTGATTCATTAGTCTAGCTTGTAGACCAATACTCAAATGATCCATACCCTCCTTTGCTTCAGCCGTAGGCAATAAAGCGGCTATGGAATCAAGAACTACTAAATCTATACGTTGTTCACATAATGCCAGTAAAATATCTAAGGCCCGTTCTCCCGTATCAGGACGAGATACTATCAAATCCTTAGTTATGATACCTACATTAGCTGACCATTCAGGGTCATAAGAGAATTCAGCATCAATAAAACCACAAGTGTAGCCTAAGGTTTGAGCATGCGCAATGATGCGTTGACTGATGTACGTTTTACCTGATGATTGATAGCCAAATAGCTCCGTGACTGCCTGTCTAGGCACTCCGCCACCTAACATAGTATCTAAGGCTGGCATGCCTGTAGGGATACGAACAGTATTTAAGGCATCATCATCGCCTACTACTAAATTAGTTTTAAGTTCCTTATTTATACTAGCAACAATTCTATCGATATTGGTCATTATTCTGCCTCTATTTTATCTTCATCATCTATGTGCACCAAATCACCCCATGATACCGTTGATCGTTGTAGATCAACTTTAAGAGGAACACCTGATGGCATAGGAAAATCCTGCATAATACTACGTATCTCTTCACCATCCTTTTCAGTAATATTATCAAAGAGAATCTGGTCATGAACCGTATTTCTAATTTTCCCTCCCACCGATTCTACGTATTTTGAAGTCCGAAGCAACGCAATCTTTATGATATCGGCAGCTGTGCCTTGAATAACATAGTTATTAGCAGTAAACGGTTTATCGACAAATAACTTACGCCCAAACTTACTCCTAACGTAGCCATTACGTTCTGCTTCAAGCATAAGGGCTTTAGAGTGTGCACGAAGTTGGGGGAAATTTGAATGAAAATAATTTAATACTGTATCCGCTTGAGTCTTATTCATTCCAAGTTTCTTTTGAATACCATTCGAACCTGATCCATATAATACACTAAAATTCAAATGTTTCCCGATTTGACGTTCCTCTTTGCTTATGTCATTGATGTCCTTATTAAAAGCTAATGAAGATACAAAACTATGCATATCCATATCGTTTTTAAATGCATCAATCATATTCCTTTGTTTAGATATATCAGCGGCTATACGTAACTCAATCTGAGAATAGTCAAAATCAAAGAACTCATTATCAGGCACAAACATACGCCTAATCTGCCCATGCTTAGGTATATTTTGCTGATTAGGCTTACTACTAGAAAATCTACCAGTACGTGTTCCTGTCGCATTCCAATGAGGATGGACTCTACCTTCTAAGTCTTTATATGGTTCCAAATAAGTTGAGGTTAATTTACCTAATTCACGCCACCTCAGTACCAACTCAGCAACCTTCGTACCAACTGGATGATTAATAAGTTCTAAAGCAGACTTATCAACACTACGCTGACCAGTCTCTGTTTCCGCAGGAGGAGTAATTCGTAAACGATCATAAAAATACTCCTGAAGTTGCTTAGTAGAGGCCAGCTCCACAGGTTTACCAATAATCTCATAGAGAGAATCTTGGATAACTCGTTGTTCCACACTAAATTCTTTTAAAAGTTGATTAATATACTGTGTATCAACACGTACCCCCTCTTGTTCCATCTTTACAATAATCGGTATTAACTTATGCTCAACTTTAAATAAATATTCACAATCAGCCATCACATCATCTATATATAGATGTGCCAAAGCTTTAGTTAAAATAGTATCTAATACTGCATATGGATCCATAAACTCTGAAGGGACTTGATGGTAGCCTTTCAAACGATACTGCTTTATATACTCTTTAATAGTACCTTCAGCAGCCCCCGCAACAGAACCAAATTCTGCTTCTCCTAAATCTTTTAAGCCATGAGCCTCAGCTGGATTCTTAAGATGGGCTAACCGAAGTGTATCTACTATCTTCGTAGGCATACCTGTGCCATATGTTTCCCGCAACATATGCAAATCAAATTCTGCATTGTGGAAAACATAAGTCTTATGTTCCGATGCAAATAATGTATTCATCAACATACCGATATTATTCGTACCATAATCGGTATTACGGATGAAAATTCCTTTATCATCCCACGCTAACGATACTCCAAATGCCCGATCAGTAGTCCAATCCAATCCTGTTGTTTCCGTATCGACAGCAACAAAACTGTCTTTACTACTCAGGATCGAATCTTTGACATCATCTAGGTTCGTCGTATCGAATAGGCTGTAAGACGGTAATTTCTTCTTTACCAGTGCCAATTCTAAATGCTCCATTAAATTTATCTAAACGCTCTACGTACACCGTGTTATCTTCAAAAGCCGATATACACTTAATTAAAAAAGGAAGTGAGAAATACGTGCGAGAGAAGTCTTTTACGATATCTGCTTCAACGAATAACTCCGCTTCAATAACAGCATTAGGTACGTAGACATCTAATCCTGCTAAACCAACTGTTCCATACTCTTGAATACTGCTACTAAGCCCCACCATATCATCTTTAGTAGTCTGTAACGCTAATCTAAACGACTCCAACAATTTCTGTCTATTAGCGGTGAATAACAATTCGCCATCAGCATCAGCCATAGCATAGACAGTATTAGGATATTTCTCATTTGCCGTCCGTGTAGCGATTAATGTCGGCCCATCAGACATAACAATCTGTTGACGGGCAGAGATACCCACTTGAATATTAGTATTAGAAAACAATCTACCGACTACAGCGGCATATTCAGGAGGCATAATTATCTCAGGTAATGTCTCTCCTGAAAATGGAACACTGGTCGCATATTGATATATAGAACCAGCCCCTGAGATAAAGAATTGCCCATCTTTATTACCTAGATACGAATAAGTTAATCCCATATTTTCATAAGTTTTAGAAACAAAATCCTTGGATTTCATCAATGCCCGAAGAAAGTCTCTCTCTACAGTACAACTTATTTGCATCGAAGGTTTTTCTGGTATCTCATCATAAGGCCCATCAAGATAAGGCACAGTCACCTTAGATTGATTTGATTTTATGACAACAGCTTTCTTAGCATTAATACTAATATCTATATATTCAGTTTTAAATCCATTCACTATATTTCGTAATACTGTTGAATCAACTGAAAATGTGAATTCTTCCTCTCCTTGGGACTCTAATCCATCCCATATGGGCATATAACTGTCCTGCCAAAAACTTAACTGCCCATCGATATTAGCTCCAAGTAGAGGAAATGAAGAATTAGACCGTAGAGCGGAAGTGATGATTGTCAACTTCCGCTCTAAGTCATTACGATTAACCGTTACCACTAGAAGCTTGTTTTAGCTTTCCCATTCGCTACTTTGGCAAGTTGATCTTCCATAGAGGCCATGCGCCTACCAAGTTCAACCAGTAACGATTCATTCTCTGTCACATCAGTAGTAGTTATAACTTCACCCATGTGTTCCTCTAATTCCGCCCATGCCTCTTTAACTACTTCTAATGCTCTATCAATCTGGGGTTTTGCTTCTTGTTCAGTATCGATATCAGCAATGGTTATGGAA